AGTGCGTACCCGGTAGATAGCTCACCCCAATATCCGCAGGCGGTATCAAAAAACTGACGCACGTCGCGATGACCAAAATAATCAGGAACCAGAAGATTTCGCGTGCGAGTTTCCCGGTGCTCATGCCGCCACCTCACGCAGTCTTTTACCTGTCTCGCGACGGCGAGATGCCGTGCTCGACGCGACTGCATGCGGTGAAAGACTCGTTCCCGCGCACGGACCGGAGCACCTTCCGGCGGTCAGGATATTCAGAGCCGCGTTAATGTCTCTGTCATGGGACTCACCACAGTCCCGGCATATCCACGACCTTACAATCAACTCGTTTACCCCACGCGGACCGCTAAGCGACCCGCACAAAGAACAAGTGACGCTGGTGTAACTCTCGCTGACTACTGAGAAATTCCTGGCAGCCGACTGGCTCTTATAATCCAGGAAGTTCTTGAGCATCCCCCAACCTGAGTCCAGAACGGACTTGGCCATTTTGGTCTTGGCCAGTTTGAGGCTGCTCACGTCGCCAACGACTATCGTCTGATATCTGCGCACGATCCCAGTGCTGAATTTATGCAGCGCGTCCTTGCGCTGGTTCGCGGTCTTGCGGTGTATCCGCTTGGCTTGGCGCTTATGCCCACGGCGCTGCGCATTGGCAAGCGCTACCGCATTACCGACCGTCCAGCGTCCGGCTTCCAATTTCTCGCCATCGCTAGTCGTGGCAATGGTCTTGAGTCCAAGATCGATGCCGACGGCCTCCATCGGAGCTACGGTCTGTTCTGCCGTCACAATGACCGGCAGACACAAGTACCAGTCCCCGACTGCATCTTGCGCGAAGCACCCATCACGCCACTTTACACCGGCGAGTTGCTCTCTTTCGAATACCCGAAAACTCTTGCCGGCAAATCGCAGCGCGTTGCCGCGTCGCTTGAGACTCGCCGCCTTGAACGGTATCCAGCCGAGCGAGCGGCGCACACCTCGGCTCACGCGCCAGCGTAGTTTCAGGCGCTTGGCTGCTGTCCGCTTCTGCGCGTAGTGCGTGCAAATTGACTGAATCGTGTCAGCGCCGATCCGCTCGAAATACTCCGTCGCCCCGCTGGTCAGGTTGCACAGGTCGAAGCCAGAGAGCCACTTGGATTTAAGGTCCGTGCGGCGGCGTGCATCAAAGCTGGTCGCATTCGCCCAATTGAATACCTGATTGACTTCGACCGCCGCAGCATTGAGCCATGGATAGGACTCGGCGCGAACTTTCAGACGCAGAGTGCGCGTGAATGAGAGCGGCATGAGCGGATTATTCACTTACCCTAGCTCCTCTGCTTCATGACGGTCGGGCGGCTCATTTCAGTTTTCCCTCCGTGAAAAGAATGCCGAGGGTCCGAAGAACGGCTTTTGCGAAGTCGAGTTGGACGTCATCATCTTTGCAGGAGTCAACCAAGGTATGGCACCCCGAGCAAAGCCATGCTCCGCACCAGGAAGGAGCCTTGATACCGAGGCCGGAAATTCCGATAAGTCTGAAGTGCGCGAGCACCGTTGTTTCCGAGTTAAAATTGCATGCGCCAGGAATCCTACCTTGGCACTCACGACCTCTTGCCTCCTTGCTCAACCGGTCTTGCGCCATGGCACGGCCTTTCTTGCGGTAACAAGCGTGTCGCGATGCTCGTTCATGTGCTCCGCGCGGGTCATAACCGCTAAATTCTCGGGCCGGTTATCCGTCCTTATTTCGTTGCGATGATGGACGACTTCATCAGCCCTAAGCATGCGCCCCAAGCTCTTCTCTGCAACGAGCCGGTGTTCCTGTATGTAGCCGCGATCGTCCACCCAGACCATCACATAACCGCTAACCAACTTGCGGCCCATAAACTGCGGATGACCAGGCCCCTCTGGCACTTTGTTCCCATTCCTTCGCCATGTGGCTGCCGCCTTTTTGCGGCTCTCAGGAGAGTGGATCAAATGCCCCATTGCGCGTGTGGAACAGGAAACGGAACAAAATCTGCCACCCCCTGCGCGGAGCTGGGCCGCCCGGGGAATGAAATTCTTCCCGCAATACTCACAATCCCTTGCCCGAGACTCGAATCGTCTTCTGGCGTCCCATGACTTCCTGCACGCGATCCGGCAGAAATCTGGGTCACGAATGCGATCTGCCCTCTTGAAGTAGGAGCGGCCGCACTCGGCACAGGCCATTTCAAGCTTGTGCGCCTTCACGCCGCGAACTCAAGAAATTTCTCCGCGACTTCACGTAGTTGTTCCTCGGTCCATGCGGGGCAAATCTTCCCATTGAACACACGGGCGAGCAGCACGCGGATGGTTGCTTCGTACAGCTTCTCAAATGTGCCTTCATCCATCTGCGACCAACGCAGGGAATCCGGTTCGATGCGCACTTCCTCCTTGATCCCAACGACGGGATGGTAGTGACCGCACATGATGATCACGTCCTTACGGAAGCGGTCGAAATCGGGAAGCACTGCATGACCTTTGTACTCGATGGTCTGTGCGCTGCCTTCCCAATATTCGTAGCCGAGCTTCACGAGCGCCCACCATTTGCGAAAGAACGCGCCATTTCGGATCTCTCTCGGCTCAACCATGATTGCGACACCACGCTTCTTCTTATCCAGCCACTCGCGCGCTTCGTCACTTGCTGGAACGAGCCCGGTGTTGCCTTTGGTGAACAGAAGTTCCATCAGACCTCCAGCACCAGCGAAAGATAGTTCTTCCAGTTGGCTTTTGAGATCACTTTATCTGCGGCCAGCTTGTCGTTCACAGCGATGTAAAGCTCGTGATTCGAGTAGAAGTACTGCTTCACATACGCCCGCAGTTCGTCTGCAATCTGGAACTCATCCTTGTCGCGCGTGAGGATGTACTCGATGACAGCGCAGTGACCCGTTACAGAATCGGGATTAACCCCGGAGAGATCCCCGCGCGGATCGATGTTTGACGCGATGATGCTCATGGCTAGAAAGGAATATCGTCGTCGAATTCTTCGTCTGTCGTGCCTGCAGCCGTTGCGGCATGAACACTCGGAGGCGCTATACGGTTCTCTAGTTTTTCCTTCAGCCAAATAGGCAGACGCTCGTGCACCTCCGGGTCGGGGTCGTCGAGGGAGTAGACAACGACCCCGACCTCAGACTTCGCGTTGCGAGCGCGTTCTTTTTGATCCTTACTGATGCCCATGACGCCCGTGATGTTGGCGTAGGTCTTGTCGCCTGAAGTCTTGTGCTGAACCATGACCTGACAGCACTTACCGGCGACGGTGGTGATATCGAAGCCCTTGAGCTCCTTGGGTGTAAAGGGAACACCGCGCCAGTTCTCCAGTACCTTGCGCAGATTTGCCTTCTCGGAGAGCGACAGCGTGTACATCGAGCCGATGGAGCAAGGGCCCTCGATGCTCTTGCCGTCTTTCTCGTAAGACACGCGCTCGTCGGGGACTTCCCAACGCAGATAGACCTTGTGCATGCGCTTGGGCGCGCCCATGTAGGTCGATTCCTGGATGCCAAGATCAACCACCATGTTGCAGATTGCGAAGTGACAGCCCGCGGGGACTTTCTTGAAGTCCTTGCCGCCTGTGTCTTCAGCCATGATTGCCATTACTTAAACTCCTGAGGATCTGTGTCGTCTTCTTCTTCGGGCCACTGCTCTTCGCCCCACGGATCGCCTTCCATGTCTTCGCGGTAGGCTTGCCGTGAGTCGGCGTCCATGTCGGCGAGGTAGCCAGTCTCGGCTTCATCGGAGTAATCGTTGGGGCCGTTCATTTCGTCACCGCCTCGACGCTGTTGCGCTGGCAGTGAGCACTCGGAGCCGGGAGACGCCCGGGTCTTCGGTGGAGAAGGGTGACGAGGCTTCCCCCGGCTCCAAGTACGCAAAGGATTAAAGCGGCATGCGACCATGAGAGTGTCTGCCACCAGTGCATCACGTTCACTTAAACATCCTCTGGATGCGAGCCATTTGCTCTGCGTGGAACGCCTCAGCTTCTGCACCGCGAAAGCATTCCCCCTGATCGCGTTCGTGGGCAGCTTCTGCCTGGTTCTGCGCACACTCTTCGCACAGGTCTTCGCCTTCGACGGCGCGCCGCTGATCGCACTCCATGCACAGGGGCATCTTCAGGAGCGCAGCTCTTGCGACTGTGGCGGAGACGAGATCGGAGCCGGTGCTGATGGTCCAGAGTGCCTCAGCAAGCCCGTCGCGTTCCTCGCGCAGAAGGTTGACGGTTTCTCGGGCCTGACGCAGCGCCGTGCAGGCGGCGCGCACCTTGGCTTCGAGCAGTTCTATCTCGGAACGTAGGTCGGTCACTGGCGCGCCCTCCGGCCCCCGAGCAGCGCGATCTGGATGATGACGCTACGCAGGTCGTCTTCGGACTTGGTGACGAGTACCGGCGTCTGAAGTGCGCGCTGGAACTCTTCGGCGATGTGCTCGACGCGTTCCGGCAGAACGGTGAAGCCGTCAGTGTCTTTGAGAATCTGGTTTTTCATGCTCGCCTCCAAGGTCAGTGGAGGCACTATAGGCGCGACCTATGCCCGTGTCAATAGATGAAACCTATATTTCTTGTACCGCCATGGATATAGGGATTGTCTATTGACAGGGCATCGGTTTCGCCTATAATGACGCCTATGAACCGACTCAAGGAATACCTGCAGGAGCAGGCGATGACGCAAGCCGAGCTTGCGCGGCGCGTCGGCGTGACGCAGCCCACCGTCTGGGGATGGCTTTCCGGGGACAGCCTCCCCTCAGCGGAGACGCTGAAGAAGCTAGCGACTGCAACGGGACTCTCGATCGACGCGCTTCTCGACCAGCAGAGCCGGAAGCGTGTTAGTTAGAAGTTAGTTTCGCTCTAAAGGCTGTATTTCCAGCCTTTTTTTGTCAACTGAGTTAAGACTTAATGTCCAGACCTAAGAGGGTTTTTGTGCTCTGCACCAATACCAAGACTAGACAACCTCAACGCTATTAGACGGCTCAACCGGTACCTCGTCTGTACGAAAACGTACATAAGGATTTAGGCATGCGAACCCAAGCCCAACGAATCATTGACCACCTCGCCACCGGCAGACCCTTAACAGCCATTGACGCTCTCAAGCGCTTTGGCTGTTTTCGTCTGGCCGCACGGATTCTGGACCTGCGCAATGACGGTCACCGCATCACCTCCCGAGTGGAGAAATGCGGGGATAAGCGCTTCGCGAGCTATCGGCTCGCCGGATGAGTGGCTACACGCCCCTGTTCCCGTCACTGACAACCGGGACACTCTGCGGAAAATGGCCAGACATAGGTCTGTGGCCCATCGTCCTGTCGCTCACCGACTGGGAGGGTAAGGTCGATGTGACGCCCCAGTTCCTGGCGAGCGTCACCGGATTGCCCGTACCTGAAATCGTAGCGTGCATGAAGCGCTTCTGCGCTGCGGACCCCGGCTCGCGCTCGAGCGACGCCAGCGGTGCCCGCCTGAGACTCCTTGACGGCCATCGCGATTGGGGTTGGCTCGTGGTCAACTTCAAGCTGTACCGCCGCAAAGCCTCTGACCGCAACCAGGTCGAAGACGGACGCAATGCCGAGAAGGTTCGCAGGTACAAGGAGAGACACTTACAGACACCTCAGGACACCACCGGACACCACAGCATACCCCAAGACACTCACTCATACTCATACTCATACTCAGACTCAAACTCAGACTCAAACAAGAAGAAGAACTGTACGGCGGCTGCGCCGCCCACCAGGTTGGTGGATTCACGTGAAACAGGTCCCGACTGGATGCTGGACTTCAAGCTCAGCTATCCGGAGCGAGCGGGGGACCAGAACTGGCGCGGAGCCCTGAGAGCCGCCAACGCCAGACTCGCCGAAGGCCACACCGCCGACGAGTTCCTCGCTGGCGCTAAGCGTTACGCGGCGTTCATCCAGGCAACCGGGAAAAACGCCACCGAGTACGTCAAGCAAGCAGCGTCGTTCCTCGGCCCGAGCAAACCGTTCCTTCTCCCCTGGAACCCTCCAGCCAAGGCAGAGAACGCCTCCGAACGAATCCTGCGCCACCTCAACGGCGGCAGCGCACAGGTGATCGAGCATGAAACCGACGAGCTCCCACGCGCAATCGCGCGCGGATAGTCTTTGGCGCCATTTCGTTGGCATCTTTGGCGGGGAATCCGTGGAGCGCCGATTTGGCAAGGCGCCCCCGCCGGAGTGGGTATCCGAGATTGGCGGCCTCAAGGACTACGAACTTGAGCGTGGGATGCGGCGTCTGCTCAAGTCAGGTTCCATGGGAGTTCCGTCCCTCCCGCAGTTCACGAAGTTCTGTCGGACCATCGATGACGATGATCGGCCAACCGATGCGCCTCGTATTGCGGATCAGACACTGTGGGACCCTTGGGTAGTCGCAGCGAACACCCACTTGCTTGCGCACATCGCAAAGCAGTCGGAGAAGGGCATTCACTACGTGGGCGTTGAGCTCACCGGATGCTTGGTCAGGCACAAGAACTCGTGGGCCGCGGATATGCGCGATTGGGGAAGCGAGCCTACGGTTGAAGAACAAAAAACGCACTGGCGCTGGCATATGGCTTGCGCCGACGCCGAGGCTAAGTTGATACGAGATCAGCCATGAGCAAATTGACCGACGAACTCCTGCTCGCCAAGGCTCTCAAGCCATACCACTGTACGTTGTTCGATGGTTTGACCACAGAGAGCGAGCGCAAGGAGAAAGCTCGTCACGCCATTCGTGCCAGGGATTTGGCCACCACCAAACACGACAAGCTGACATACGCAGATTGGTTCTTGCGTGTGTATCGGGAGGCCCTGTGATAGACGACAACGAACTTATCGACACTCGCCTGCGCGCGGGGTTGCGGGATTTATATACCCTCGAGCCCCACTACGCCCCGCGTGTTCCACGGGAAACATTCTCAGAGCGTCACGCGGTACTGATGTTGGGGCTGTGTCTTCTTGGCTTCTGGGCGCTCACCGTTGCCGGTGTGTGGTTTCTGGTGAAGCACTGAGCGTGACGCCCATCACACTCACCATTCCCGTGGCCACGCCTTCGATGAACCGTTTTCACGGTCATCACTGGACGAAGAAGGCGAAGGAACGCAAGAAATGGGCGTGGCTAGTCAGGGTAGCGAGGATGCACTTACACCCACCCCTGACGCCTCCCGAACACGTACGTCTGAAGATTGAGCGCTACGGCGCAAGACTTCTCGATTTCGACAACTTCGTGTCGGGCACCAAGCCCCTCACTGATTCCCTGGTCGCTGAGGGCTTCATCCTCGATGACTCCCCTGCTCATCTCACCGCCGAATATCACCAGCACATCGGTAAACCTCACAGAACTGTGGTGCGTATTGAGTCGCAGCAAGCTCAGTGAGGCTCAAAAGCGTGAACTGTCTGCCGCTTTGCGGGTGCGTCGCCGACTCCTGCAGAAGCTTCGTGGATTGAGCGTCAAGCTATTGGCGGCCAAATACCGGGTGAGCGTCCAGCGAATCTATGTGCTGGATGAGGATTTACACGGGGTGCATCTGCCAGATCCCGCCTGTCGTTGGTTGAATCGGCGAGTTGAAACCAAGAGCGCAGGGGCTGCAGGGTAGCGCGATGTTCATGACGCGTGAACAACTCGAAGCGGAGCTCGATGCACTCGACAGAGATTGGCAGCTTCCCACGCCTTCACCGGCGGAGGTTCTGGCCGTGGTGTGGCAGAAGCGTCAGGAATTTCTGGAAGCTCGCGTAAGAGAACTCCCCACTCCCCCCACCCACACCATGCATCCGAGCGAATACCCCGTGCGCGGGCCCAAGTATGACGAGAGCCTGGGGCTTTTGAGCCTGCAGCAGTTCACCGTCGAGGATTTGAGACGCAAGGACGCCAAAGGCACTCCCATTCGCATATTCCCGGGCAGACCGTGATGCCTTGGAATCCCGAGGACGCCCAGAAGCACACGCGCAAGGCCAAGAGCCCTCATGCACGCAAGGTCTGGGCAAAAATCAGTGATGCAGTTCTGAGTCGGACGGGGGATGAGGGTCGGGCGATCCGTGAAGCCAATGCAGCAGTCAAACGAATGAAGGGCAACCATGGCCGATGACGCTAACTACGAAGCTGCGGTGAGTGATGCGCGCAAACGCCTCCTGAGCGCTCTGAAAGCTCAGCCCATGGACATGATGCAGGTGGGATTCGCAGCCTACGTCAACGGCTGTCTTCAAAGCGCACGGGTGGACGCACTCACCGAGCTGTACCTCAACCCACCGAATGCCACCTTCACCCTGGATGACGCTTTGCAGGCGGCCTTCGCACGAGCGATGAATCGCATGGCGGAGGCGTTTGAGGCACAGGCTCCGAAGATTCGGGTAGCCAGTGGCTTGCCCAGTGCGATCGCGAGAGGCAACTGATGGCTGCACGGCGACGTACTTGGACCCCTGAAGTCGTAAGGCAGCGATTGCGTGTCGGCATGCTCGCCAAGAGCTTGCAGGATCATGTACTTGGCAATCGCAAAATGAAGTCCACTCAGGTGCGCGCTGCCATATTCCTGATTGAGCGCATTGTTCCGCGGGCAGAGGCAGCCAAGAGCCTGAATATCAGCGGTTCTCTCACGCTCGAGCAGCTCATCAGGCAGGCGGCTGGGGTATTGGAGAAGCCAGAGTCTGAACCTGCTGCGCTCAACTGATGGACAGCGCTGGCGAAATCCTCAAGCGTTGGATGGCTCACCCGGCGCAGTTCGTCCGGGAGGTGTTCAAAGCCACCCCTGATGTGTGGCAGGAAGGGGTGCTGGAGGCCTTCCCCCACAAGCCCCGACAGGCGATGACGGCGTGTAAGGGTCCGGGGAAGTCCACGGTACTCGCCTGGCTTGGGTGGAACTTCATGCTCACACGTCCCGACTGTCGCTGTGCTGCGCTCTCCATTACCGCGGACACCCTGCGCGACACGCTCTGGAGCGAGCTTGGGAAGTGGTATTCGAGATCCCCGCTGTTGCAGGAAGCCTTCCAGTTGGATGGCGAACGCATCACATCGAAGGAGAGGCCCAAGACCTGGTGGATGTCGGCGCGGTCCTATCCACGCTCGGCCAACCCTCAGGACCAAGCCACAGCGCTTCAGGGCTTACACGAGGACCATGTCCTGCTCCTGCTGGATGAGGCAGGGGGTATGCCGCGCTCGATCCTTGCGACGGCTGAGGCGATCCTATCGGGTGGGGCGGACCAGCACATCGTCATCGCGGGTAATCCGAACAATCAGGATTCCGTGCTGGGGCATGCTGTCATCAACCAGCGTCAGCACTGGGATGTGACCGAGATCACAGGCGACCCTGAGGACCCCAAGCGCGCCTCGAGGGTGTCCAAAGAATGGGCGCAGCAGCAGATTGATGCCTGGGGACGCGATAACCCCTGGGTGTTGGTGAACGTCTTCGGTCGCTTCCCGCTGTCGGGCCTGAATACGCTCATCTCCCCGGATGAGGTGCGGGACGCGCAGCGACGCAATTACCACGAATCCCAGTTCACGGAGTTCCCCCTGGTGCTGGGGGTGGACGTAGCAGCTTTTGGGGACGACGAGAGCGTCATTTTCCCCCGCCGCGGCAAGATCGCTTACCCCCCGCTTCGCATGCGCAATCTGACCCCCATCGTGGGCGCGTCGCACGTATCGAGGATGGCGGGGGAGAAGCGCGCGGATTCTATCCAGATCGATGCCACCGGGGGCTGGGGCTTCTCGTGGCTCGAGGGTCTGAAGTCCTTAGGTCACACGGACGCTTTGGGCGTGCAGTTTGGGGGTGCGGCGGCCAGTGACCGGCGCTTTGCGAACAAGCGTGCCGAGATCATCTGGCAGATGTGTGAGTGGGTGAAGGACGGCGGGCTGCTTCCGAACGTCCCTGAGATGGTCATGGGGCTATCCACGATGCAATACACCTACGGTCGTGATGGTCGCATCCTCATGGAGGACAAAAAGCAGATCAAGGCGCGTCTCGGACGCTCGCCAGATCTCGAAGACGCACTCGCCTGTACCTTCGCCTACCCC